ATGGCAAAGCTTCCTGATGGATTTAGCCTCCAGGCCCTGCCTATCGAATCGGCGTTGGCAGAGGGGCGCACGGAGGACGCGAAGACAGCCATCATTGCGATATTGCTCTCTGGGAAGGCGGATAAGGTAGTCCAACGCCTAGCCGCAGAAATAATCCGGCCACCGAAGCGTAAGCCTGGCCGAAAACCAGCGCTCGCTAGACATTGGTTTGATATCGGCGAGCAATTCCATTCGATGCGGACGGACGGTGTAAAATACGAAAAGGCACTTCTCGCTCTGTCCAACAAATTTGGATATTCGGAAACGCACGTTCGCAAGGCAATTGCTGAATATGATGAGGCTCGGGCGTCAGGTGAATAGTCAAATTTGTTGGACATCACCAGATCGTGGATGATTGTGCAGTATCGTGTGTACGCAGCCGTAATCGTGATTTGCTATAGATACCAGCAGGTAGCGCACCACATCTCGCCATGTGTGAATGACAAAATCAAAGTGCTTGTCGAGTCTTGAAAGGCTGGCGGGCGAAATGAGGCCGAAACAACTAGACGTTCCGAAGCGATCGTATTGCTGGTCAATTAAGTCGGTTGGCTTCGCCTTAACGCGACTTCCGTCGGCAGTGTAATGAGATATCTCAGGAAGGAATCACAGAACATTCGTGCTGCCTTCAATTCGTCGCGAGTTACGCCGTCATCGTGCGCGCCGTCATTTCCTATGAGCCGGATCTCATCTGCCCAATCGCCCAATGACTTCGGCAACTCGCCGCCGCCAACAAGCGTCTTAATCTTGGCCGCTAGAGTGCCTGCGAGGTTCGGATGGCTAGACTTCAGCGCACGTTCGAGCGCTCGCCGATACATCGTCGCCGCGGCCTCCTCATGATTTTCAAGGTCAAAGTTTGTTTCGGCCTGCTGAAAGGCCTTCAACACATCGTCCGGGAGATGATCGGGAAGCGAAGAATTGCTAACATTCGTCTTAAACCGGGAGATGTCATAATTCGTGGCAGACAAATTGTTAGTTGATGAAGAGGCCATTGCCTGTTGGAGGGAACTAGTTACCCCCTCCCACGTTGCTGTACCTCTATAATCTACAACAAAAAGCGACGGCTTTTCGCATCGCGAACAAATCGCCATAGCGTATCCGAACGGGTAAACAGCCCTTTGATTGCCGGCCATGCGGGGCGAAGAATATCCAGTAATCCGCATCGACACCTCTGTAGCTTTGCACTCTGTGCAACTGGCAGTGATGACGCCCATGATGTGCTCTCCGGCATTCCATTGCGATTCGGCTTGCTTGAATCATAATGGCGAAATGTAGGCCTGAATAGTTCGGGCGCAGCGAGCAGACTCGCTTTCACGTTCAAGATACCTGTGGGCATAGAGCGTCCGTGGCGTTCTGGCATGTCTATCCGTCGCGTCATCCGCTATGCTAATACATCCACACGGTTGGGCAAATGGATCGCGCCAGGATATTAAATCTTTTGGATACAATGGAGGTGCGAATTGAGCGCCTACAAAAAGCCTTTGCGCCAATTGCTTCCCCTGCGGTTCATGACATCCTACAGCTTTTACGGCAGCTGAAAATCAAGGCAGGCCGTTGCCGATCCAAAGTCGATGTTCTGGAGCCGGCCTCCATTGCTGATCTGCGCGAGACAATAGATAATATTAGAAATTTCGCATCCTCTCCTGACTTAAATGTCCAACTTATAGATCCGGTATACGAGAACCGCTTGGCGCGTGACGGGCTGCTTGAAGAGGCCGATTTTCTGGCGCGTTTAGCGAATGGCATGCTGATCGGACTCAACCTAACTGCGAATGATGTTCGAGAGCTCCTCCCCGCTCAGAAACCAGCAGCTTTTCGATTTGCATATGATAACGACAACCAAAAGATCGTCGTTGTCGATGAGCCGTTTCGACCCGATCCGAAACAAGCAGAAATTGCTTTGGCTGCTCTTGAGGAGATCATAAGCCAGGGGCAGGATGTCAATGATGATCTGCAGCAATCAAATGCATCACCACGCTTAAAAGCGGCGTTTGTTCGGCTTCAAGAACGGCTGATTGCGCATCGCAATATCGTACAGGTAGGTCAATGCAATCAAACTGCGGGCAGAGTCCTGAAGGGCCATGTCGAGGAATTATCTTCCTCACAATTTGAACAACTACGCGCGCAAGTTGAGGGCGTTTCTGCGGTCTTGGCCCAATTCCCAGAATGGAGACACTTTTCCGAAAATGCTGTTCGGACGAACCTTGATAATGACGCCATCGCGGAACTTACGGCGGACGCTCTTCTTCTTGCTCAACAGCTAAAGAAAAGCGTTCATGCGGTTGCTGAGGTCCCACAAGCACTAGAGGAGGCCGCGGAATGGGTAAAGGAACAGGACGAGCCCGATAAACGTGACGTCCTTTCGCTCGTTCGCACGCTTGAAAACTTTTGGTCATTGCTGACGAAAAATGCGCTCGCAAAAGAGATCAAGAGCGAGACGAAAAAGATGATTGCGAAAGGCATCATATTGGCAACACTCAGCGTCCTGAGTGTTGGTTTCGCATCTAATATTGCCAAAGTTCCGGGAGGAGAATGGATTGAGGCGACGTTCGCTTATTTGAAGGCGCACATTCAAACCTTCATTCCAAAATAAAACCCGCCGGCTGGTGAGTCCGACGGGTATGCTGTGGTGGGCATGGTATGCGGGGCCGCCGACACACCTAACGCGGTCATGTCGACGGACGTCGGTACGGTTCAAGCGTACCGACTAGCCTGCCGCGTGATGGTCGGCAGGGTCTGAATTGTTCATGCAAGTTCGAGAGCATCTGCAGTCGAGCGATCGAGATTGCGGGCCGTCAAAGCGTGTCCTAGAACCCACCTAAACGGCCGGTCGTCGTCAGCGACGTCAATCCAGATGTTATAAAACTGGCTACCTTTAGCGGTTGTATGCCTCGACAAGATCACGCCTGGTACCTCGTGAAAATCAACACGCTGGCCGGGAGAGAACTTCCACTGAAAATCAAAGATGCGCCGCTGCCGCGCGGGCGCGTGATTGAAGGCCGGCTTGATTGCTTCGATTTGCCACTCACCTACTGTCAGCGGTTCCGCATCATTGCCGGCAAACTCTACAACGTATTCATCCTCGCAATCCGCGGTCTGGGTCCGGCTGACAACTATGGCCGACTCGCCGGTCGCGGTCATCCTAACGAAATCACCGATCGCAAACTGGAATTCCTGAGCATTCCGATTGGGTCGTCTTGCGATCAGAGAGCGTGGCAGGGCGCGTCTATTGGAATGAGCGATGGGCTGATGGATTGTCACGGCGGCCTCCTTGTTGTGCTATTTGGCTCTACGTGATATCTTTAGATCACAACGACACTATTGTCAATACCTTTAGATAATCATGATATAAAAGGATCAATCCGATGCTCACAGGGCGACAGATTGCAGCCGCGAGGGCGCTTGTGGGAATGACTCAAGCCGACTTGGCTGGTGGGGCAAATATCTCGGTTCCAACATTGAAACGTATGGAGGGAAGTAATGGCGTCGCGAGTGGCATGACGAACAACCTCGCTGCGGTTCAAACTGCCCTGGAAGCCGCCGGCGTCATCTTTCTTGACGGCGCCTACACAGGCGATGGAGGCCCCGGCGTCCGTTTGCGCGATCGCACTTGACGTTGCATTAGGATGTTGCAATCTATCCTCAGAATTGAGGACAACAATGCGCTCCGTAACTATTACTGCCGCCCTACTCGTCGCCACATCTGCGACAGCTCAAGTGATCATCGACAAGAGCGATGCCGGCATGACCGAGGCTCAGATCAACCAGATGTACGCCGTCGTAACGGCTGACTTTCTCGACCCTGGATCCGCTCAATTCAAAGGATTAACGCGATCATCTCCTGGTTACCGACCGGAGCGAACGATTTGCGGTTTCGTAAACGGCAAGAATTCGTTCGGTGGTTATGTCGGTTTTCGACCATTCTCGTTCGATAGCTTGAACAAATTGTCGTTTATATACGGCGAAACTGGCATCGCTGCTAAAGCGACAAATCAAGTATTTTTGTCATCCGGATGCAGATCAGCGCTTGGCGTGACCCCGTGAGAATTCACTCCCTGTCGACCGGAAGTCGTCTGGCGAAATGTCCTGGTTAATGGACGAGAAGCTGATAGACCTGCAGATGACTGCGTGCAGGGGGGAAGGTTAGAGAGAAGAACCAATGGAAGAAAATAAGCCTCGTAAGCAGGGCTTTGTGGTTGATGCCGGAAATATGCCCAAGCTTTACCCAACACACCTCCATAAGCCATCGTTCTGGGAATCACTGGGAAGAGCGGTCGCGACTTTCGGATTACTGGAAGATGCACTTGCGCGCGCAATCTTCGCTTTCACTGGAACGCGACAGTATTCTGAAAGTGAAGTGGAAAAGGCTTTCGGGAAATGGATAGCAGGGTTGGAAAAGACGCTTTCCGACACTCTCCGTCCGCTAATTGAAAAATACGCAAGCGCCGTCAAAGCTCACCCTGACGCCCATGTCGAAAACTTCGATGACTTGGTGTTGCACCTAAAGAATGCGTCCGAGATTAGGAATGCGATTTGTCATGGGGCATGGGGAGCTCCAAATTCGCAAGGATTTTCAGAGTTGCGGTATTTCGCGAAAACGGGCGAGAAGTTTGAGACTCCAATTGACGAGAAATTCTTGTTGACACTTCAATGTCACGTCGCAGAGCTAATTTCTCATGTCATCAGCTCTGTCACTCATATGGGGTGGCAATTCCCGGGCTCATCCGGTCCAGGGGACCCGATAGTCAAAGTTTAATTGACGCTCGGTGTTGGTCTGCACCACCCACGTGACCACTATCGAACTAGATCATGTGGCTGTTCTCATTCCGAGTGAGCACAGCATCTTGACCGCTCCGTCCCACGCTAATAGTTTCTGACTGCGGACCACCAATCCGCAGCCTTCCAAGGCGCACCACCATATCGAGGAGACAACGTCACTGCAGTCGGCATTCGTGCCGGCGGCGATTGTTGTTATCTTAGCGGAGGTGCGCTCTTGGAGCCAACCATCTCACTTGACACTATTTGTACCGCTAACGAGGCCGCCGAGCGGCTGCGGCTGACGGCCCGTGGCATCATCAAGCTCGGCCGACAATATGGGTTGTGCTCGCGCCGGGGGCGAGACTACCTTTTCTCGGAGTCAGACCTATTAGGCCTGTGGGAAGTCTTGCGCGAGCCAGAGAGAGCCCCGCGACCCGCGACCGTAAAAGCTCCGCAGTCAGACCTTCGGCTTTACGAAACCCTCCAGAAGCTAACTAAGAAAAAAGGCCATGGGCGCAAACGATGTGAGGCGACTTACGCTAAGAACAAGGACGAGCGCGAGGCAACGAAAGCGACAATAGAGAAGTGGAAAGGCGCCGAGCCGCTAGACCATTCGTGCCGTGACCTGGAGTACTGGACACCGGAACGGAAGGAGCGTCGACGTCTCAAGAGTTTGGCCAAGAAAAAGGGTTGGATGGCAAGGACATGATTGACCAAAGAATCCAGCAAGCCGCCCTGTACTACGTCCGATTCACGACGCCTTTGAACCCTGATCTCGGATGGCGCAGTGAGGATGTACAGCTTGCATTCATGGCAGGCATGAAAGAGCAGCCAATTCGTCGGCTGCTCCCCATAAAAGAGGTCGCGGAGCTCCTTGCCGTCTCCATAGCAACGATCCGAGATCTAGTCCGACACGGCGAACTCGCGCATGTGAAGGTCGACCGCGGTACAGAGCGCAGCCGTCTGGTCTTTGCTCCGGAGGAAATTGAAAACTTCATCAAACGACATACGCAGCGTGATTTCCCAGTCTCTGCCCCGAAGACGGTGCGTTATGGCACGCGCAAGCGCGCACACGAGCTTGCGGTGGAACGGGCTACTGCGAACAGTGGCGGGTTCATGGCTAAGCTCGAAGCGCGCCTTGTCGCCGCGAAGGCGAAGGCGAAGAATAAATGAGCACCCTTCTCGACAAACTTCTTACGCCCGAAGAGATCGCGCGGCGCATCACGGCCTCTAGCGGCGTGCAATTAACCGCGCTAACGGTCCGGGAAAAAGCCAGGCGCCTCGGCATTGCGAAGAAGATTGGTAGATCGCCACTGATTTCGATCGAGGACATTCCGGCCTTGTTGCAAGAGGAGCGGAAGGCAGAGAAATTTGACCGCCGCGGGCGGCGCGCCGAGGCAGACATTTCGCAACTGCAACTGCTTCAGAAAAGCAGGCGCAGGATGGTCAAAAAAGCAAAAATCAATGACCGATAACACCCCCTCGCCTAATTGGGCACAAGGAAGCGGCAGTGTACTGCGGCACAACTCCGACTTGCTTCTCGGTGATACGCCCGGGAACATAATTTCTTGATCTTCGTTTTGTGCGCGCGGGTCTACCCCACTACCCGCAGCTCTAGTTGTTTTACGCACGCAACAGGGCTTGGAGCCTGCCGTCATTCATCTCCTGCTCAGCGGCAGGCTCTTTTTTCGCTTATTGCGCGAAGCGGAATTTAATTGATTGCCCACATTGATAGATCGCTATGCCGTTACCTGTTCCACCAAACTGTTCCACTGTTCGCGGTAGGGTTCAAGCCAACCGGCGCCACATCCGATAGGAACTCCAACCTTGTCATAGTTTGGAAGAAACCGCCGGAAATCGCTATCCTTGTGCTGCTGTCCATTCTTGCCGGGGTTGGACAACCAGACCGCATGAGCTCTTTCCAAAACATCGGCTACCGTTGCGCTCGGTACCAAAAAGCACATGGGCGGGTCAGTGAGTGACTTTCCGAAATCGAGGAAAGCATAGAACAACCGCGGTGCAACGATGGTTTCGTGTTTTTTGCTCATATGCCATCCGCCGTCAGAGCCTTTATCGAGACGCGTTTTCACTTGAACCGCGCAAAGTCGATCCCCGATGTCATCCGTTACCACAATATCACAGTTGGGCACGCCCACGGGCGCCAGTGCAGCGATTAGACCGCGGCGAAGTAATTGACACATGACGTAATGTTCACCAGCAGCGCCGAGAACTGTGGATATCGCAACCATGATGCCTCCGATATCTTATGTAATTCTAATTTAAATTCCATAGCAAGTAGGTGAGGTGCTGGCGTCATATGTGTGCACCTTGACTCCCACCGTCCTCCAGAACATAATAAGAACAAACACGAGCTACGCCCCGGCCTGAGTTTTCCGACAGCTTAATAATTAGAACAGCCGCGCGTCGGCGGAATGGAGACGTGTGACCAATGAGCGCTGAAGCCGCCGTAACAACCGAAGAGCCGGAATTTGATCCAATCGAGGCAATCCTTGCCGCCCATAGCGGAGATGCAAGGGCCGCAATTGAGGATCTCGTGCACAGAATCCAGCACCTGCGGCATCAGCTCTCGCTTGCCTCTGGCGTGATGAGCCGGGGCATGACGCGAGGCTGGACGCCAAGCCTTGACCAAACCTGAAGGAGAGACATGATGAGCAACATCATCTTTAAAAATGGAGACGCACGCATGCCAGGCGATATGGCGGGTCAGCTTGAGCACGTAGCCAACCGCATAGGAGATGCATCGCGCGCCGATCTGCAGGTGATGCTGCGACGTGCGGCGCTGCTGATACGGAACGCCGCGCCAATCGGCCTTGAAGCGGAAACAGAGGATGCCTTGCTTTCCATCGCAGGAGAACTCGGCATGACGCGAAACGACATGATCCGGCACATCGTCAAGGAATGGCTGGAAACGAATGCTTATCTGCCGGTGCGCGAATTGGACGAGGATGGTGAGGTAGGTGGACACAGCTGAATCTTACCTGCCGCGCGCCCTGCTCTCTTCAAGGGATATGGCTTTCGATTTCCGCCGCCACTGCGGAATTTGCTGTGGTGCAATCTCCTCCCTTAGCAATAAACCTCGAATTCACATGCCGGACATCTATATTCTTATTGGCGGCGAGAAATAGATCTAGCGCCGCTACGGAGTTACCTTGCGATTTCGTGGCGCAGACAACAATGTCGCAATTAAATTCGGAAAATAGTCTGAGAGTTTCGCCGACTGCCGTTGCGTCGTCTCCGTTCTTACCAACCCCAAGGATATAAGAGTTCTCTCCTTTTTGGATCGGCAAAACAATATGGGGCGGCAACAATGGCCCGCAATGGACGCCGCGATGATCCCTCATAAACTTTCCGATCGATGAAGTTTTCCCGCTGTTTCCTCGTCCTCGAACAACGATCAAAATTGCCATGTTGATGCCCACGCTCGTATATTAATTTAGATAATACTTATACGACTAACGCACCGCCAAAATCCACTTCATCTTCTCTGCTTTTGCAGATTCCTACAGAAGGCGAATTCCCGCACGTTATCCCCATCTCGGCCGAAACCTGACACCAAAGGGATAAAACGAAAAAAGCCGCCCAAACGGTTAAGTCTGGGCGGCTCGATCAGCGCGTCGTCGTGCGGCGCGGTGGGTTTTCATAGAGACGATCGAGGCGATCGCTGAGACCGGCTAGCCCGCTATCGAGGCGACTGCCGACGGTTTCGATCGCTCGCATGATTTGGTTGGTCTGCTCATGCATGCCTGCCTTGGTGGCGAAGTTCTCAGCCGAGTGCACCTTGTGATCGGAAAGGCCCTTGTCGACATCATCGACCTTTTCACGCAGCGCTGCGAACTTGCCGTCAAGAAACTTGAACACACCAAAAATCGTGCCGAATACGGTGATGCCGAACAGCACCACACCCATCAGTTCGGCGCCAGTCATTTCTTGCCAACCAGCCTGCCGTCGCGATCGGCGTAGAAGTCCCTCAGGGAAAGGTGCTTGCGCGCGCAAGACAGGAGGTTTTGGCGATCTTTCATCCAGAGCCTTTCGACCTGCGCCTGCACAAGAGCCTTGTTCCCCAGTTCGACCGGGCCGATGCACTTTTCAAGCAGAACGCTATCCGGCTTGGTTAGTTTTGGCGGCTCTGGTGGAACAACTAGTTTATCGGACTTCGTTAACGCGGCGCACGCCGGCAGCGCGGAGAGCAGGAGCGTTAGCGTCAGGATCTTGATCAGCTTCACGCTGCAACTCCTCTATTCTGTTTTGAAGGGATTGGTTGGCGGCCTGCATTTCGACGATACGCCGGACTTCTGCTGCTTTGGCAGCATCGTTCGCCGCGCTCTGGCGCTCAAGTTCGTCGGCGCGCGCAAATGCGGCGTCGGCCTTCATCTGCGCAATGGTGGCCTTGTACTCCGTGGCTGCACGCTCGTATCCACGGTGGTCGACATAGAGATATGCCGTGCCGACCGCGGCGCTAGCTAGCAGAGCAATCACAGCCCATGCCGCCAGCTCACTGCCGCCAAGCAGTTTCGCAATAATGGAGATCATGTTTTCTCCTGAGAAGATGTGTCGACGAGCGGGAAATCTCCGCCACCGGCAACGTTGGCCACTTCCTGCGCCGGCTGCGCGTTGCGAACGAACGTCCGGTAGTCGGCATGGCCGATGCCCATGTAGGCGCCCGCCACGAGGCCGATGAAGGCGAAGCCGCTGGCAACAACTGCCGCGGCCTGCAGGTAGACAATGGCCAAGAAAATGGCCGCCCATGCCAGAAGGACATTGACGGCCACGAGCCACTTGGAAAAGCGGCGACTACTTGTGCTTCGGGCCGTGCTCATGCGGCGTCATCCGCGGCATCGAGCAACGCCTTATAGATCAACGACCAGTAGCCAGCGATCACCTGCGCCTTGTCTGTGCCATTGATGATGCGTCGAGCGTTCACCGGGTCATTGCGCGCTCCAAAATAGTTCGCGAGCTTGCGGCCGGTATACCAGCCCTCGACCATTCCACGTACCGCGGCCTGTGCCGCCATGTTGGTGTCTGTCAGAAGCAAGTTGTAATTCTTTACGAGCGCGCCGCCGAGCCCGAGCTCCTTGTCGGTGCGCTCGTAATTGGCATCCCACGTCGTCTGCACGAAACCGCGCCCATATGGGATCTGGCCGCCGTTTCGACCTGGCTTGCCGTATGCCCTGCCCTTGCCGCGGCCATATTCGGCGATCGGCTGCATTGTTTCGGCGGTCTCGTGATAGGCCGTGGCAAGCACATAGGCGACTTGTGCCGCCGGCAGGCTTGCGGACGCAGCCAGCAGCGCGTTAATGCCATCGACCTGCGGCTGCGTCAGTCGACCGCCGAACAACGACGAAGCGACCGCCGCGAAGAACTTCGCGTGGTTCATTGGGTTGGTCCTGTTGTTAAAGACTATGAAACAGTCGAAGCGCCTGGTGGACGTCGCGTGAGTTTCATTGTGGTTTGCGACTACGCGGCGATTGCCGTTTTAAAATTGGTCAAACCATGAGAATACTGCGTGTCGCTAGTTGAGCAGGCATGTCGTTAAAAGCATTGCGAACTAGGGTGATCACTTTTATCGCAATATGGAAATCCTGCCGATAAATCTGCGAGAACGAAAATGGAGCATTGGCTACTGGTATCAAATTGCCAGACTTTCGGCGTCGGTAATTCAATGGAACTGCTTAGCCCTCACTTCAAAATCGATGCTGTCGACATATGGCAGTTCAAGAAAAACATCGAGAAATATAAAGATGAGCTGCCCAATTACTTCCGGGTGATCATCCATCCTCAATTTCGTGACATGGACTTCGATTTCTCCTCGGCTCAAAATCTCAGCCTTCTTCCGTCTATAAAATTCGACGCTTACCACCCTGACATCTGTTACGCTTTTTCAAATGGCTTGCTTAACGGTCCTATGGGGCCTTATCACTCAATGATCGTTATCGGCGCCTACAGTTTGGGATTAAGCGTAGATGTGACACGCAGGTTGTTCAGACGTGACATTTTCGAAGCGTGTGGCTTCTTCGACAGATGGGAAGATCAACGCTCACAACTTTTGCAAACCTTTGCTACAGTCGGGCTTGATATATCCGACCAATTTCGCAAATGGAGCCGAAATGGCCCATTCATGTATTCGGTAGACCATGCCAAGGCCGCATGTCTGCACGATATCGCGAACGTATTCATGCGGCATCATGGAATAGAAACTGTCGACGGGAAACTCATACCGCCAGACACCCTCGTCAATGGAGCGTGCTTACCAGTTTATCCGGAAGTCGGCGAAGAATATGGTGTAAATGGCTCGTATTTTTTCAAGTTACCCAATGAATATCGGTTGATCTCGTTAGGACACTTCATAGAACTCAGCTTCGCGACTTACTCACGCCTTCCGATAGGGTCGTTGCTAGTCGAACATCCTGCGCGCGGCAGATACGACAAAATACTGTCGGTCATATCCGAAGCGATCGTTGCGGCATGATAGGCACCCCAGCGAGGTGTCTATCATATTATTGACCACAAGGCTGTCCCAAGTCTCCTAAACTGGCGTGCAGAAAATTTGCGCAAACCTGAAGCTCGTCAGCCACGCCACATCCAGGGACATTCCTGCATCGACAATACCTTTGTCATCATAGCCGTCCACTTGGAACCTATATTCAAGAGCCTCAAAGATATCGACGATCTTTTTGGTTGTCGTCGTTGCGTCCTGAAAAAGAAAGTTATGCAGCTCAAGATTGATAAATGGTCGATCGGCCAATATCTTTTGCGCTCCAAGAATGACCTCAAGATCAGCGCCATCCACATCGATCTTCAGAAAATCGACTTTTTTGGCGTGGTCGTAGTCGTCATCCAGCGTGACGACTTCCACCTTCGTTGACATCCGTGGGTCCTGATCAGAAGCAAGGACCATGAAAGAACCAAGGCTGTCCTGAACTGGAAGAAAACCTTTCTTATCGCCGGCCGCGTAGGGGTGCACGACGACATTAAACAGATTGTTCAGCTTCGCATTGCGCGCGATTATAGATGCATTACTCGGTGAAGCTTCCCACGCATGAACAACGCCAGTCGGCCCGGTGCAAAGTGCTAACAGAACAGTAGTTAACCCTTGATGCGCGCCAACCTCAAGGACTGTAGCGCCTGGCTTGATGGTATCAACCCACCACTGACGCTCAGACTGCCATTGATTAGGGTAATTGTACCACTGGCGCCCCAATTCATCCTCTATGTGTATATCGAACTTATGCGGCCCAACGATTCGTTCACGCGCGATAAATGGTTCAAAAGTCTCAGCCATGCTTGCCCCCACCACATCATAATTAATAAGCCTATTTACAGCACATAGGCATACATTATCGTGTCAAGGCTATCAACCATGAGCAAAGACTAATAATCCAATAAAGAGTGCAATAACGATAATAATGCGCCCACCATAATAGCGGGCGCATCTCGTTCAGCTATGCTACGTTGGCTATGTAAGCAAACAGCGTTTCTGCATATTGCTCACGAATTGGCGACGGGTCAGGCCCAGGGTGGATAGTATCGGCGATCTGCGCGCGAGCAACGTTGTCCGCTACCGTCGGCGTGGCATTGAGCCACCAGCCAATTTCCGAGGAGACATGCGCCCAAGCCGGGACGATGTGCATGTTGGCGTCGCCGTTCGTCAAGATCCAAGAGCAAACTGCCCGGATGACCTTGTTCTGGCGAACCCAAGCTCCCGTACCGTCGAGGGTATTGGACTCAGGCCCAGGTGGAATCCACCAAGCGATCATGGCACTCGGTAGCGCAGCGCGGATCTGCGTCATCATCACGCGGATACCGTCGAGGGCATTTTGTACGGCCACAGCATCGGTCTCAAACACACGGTCGTTGGTGCCGAGGCCGATAATCACTATGTCCGGATTGACCCCGGCGAGGTAGTTTGTGATGTAGTAAGAGAAGTCGAAAACGTAGCCGTTGAAGATCAGGTTCGCCGCATCGCCGCCAGTGGACGGCCGGATAAACGGGTTGAGACCGACCTTGGTGGCCTTGCTCGCCGCGTTATAGGCCGCCACGCTCGTCGGCACGGTCATCTTGACGGTCAGCGCGTGGGTGTGGTCGCCGAACTCACGGCCGCCTCGACCTTCACCAGGAAGACCGTCGGTAGCGTTCTCCGAGAAGTATGTGTCAGTCGAGTTGATCGTACCGAGCCAAGTCGCGGTGATGCCCATGGCTGTCAGCTTCGCGTCGACTCGACGAGCCAATCCAGCGTTGGTCAAGCTGTCACCAATGAGCAAGACCTTCTTGGCCGCAGTCTTCGAAGCCGGCGCGACATGGACGGTGACCGGCGACTCGAGTCGCTGCGTCTTGTCAGCTCCAGGCCCGAGGAGGCGAGAGACCACCTTGCCTGTCGTGCCGCACAAATCCGGGTTGATTAAAAACTGTTCGTCACCCTCGACGAAGTGCGGATACTTGTCGGTGCCCTTCAGGGTGTAGAAGCCGGAGCGCAGAATAAAGTCGTCTCGCAGGCCGACCGTGTTCTTCGGATAATATGGCAGCGGCCGGCCGGAGACCGCCCAGATGTCCTTGCCAATGATCGGACGCATACTGCCATAGTCCGGTGCATAATCGTCACGGGAGATCCATGGCCATTCTGTGTCGCCGAACCATACCTGACCGCCAGCGATTGCATGGGTGCCTGCAGTCATGCCGGCCGGTCCGACGTAGAAACGGTTCGCGCCGTCGAAGCCAACAGCCGCGCTGCCACTGAAAATCGCCACGTTGGAGTTGATTTTCTTCTCCATCGACAGGGTGACGTTGCCGAGGAACGTCTCGTCCTTCCAGAAGTGGACGAGATATGGGCCAGTGCCGAAGTTGTCGGCGACAGCCGTGTGCAGGTAGAAGCGAGCGAACACCTTGGTCTTGACGCGCGTCGGCTGACCGATGTCACCGCCATAGTATATGTCGGTGTCGGTGGATTTGACGCAACGGGTGAAGCCAAGGGCGACCAGGGCGGCTGGTGCGTCGGTCACGTAGTCGTTAGTCAGGAGGCGAGCTGCCTCGTCCGGGTACTTGCCGTCGCGCCACTGGTTCTTGACGATGTTAGCGACCGGGAAGTGTTCCGATGAGATGACATTGCTTGAACCGATGCCACCCTTGCGAGCGATGCAGTAGTTGCGATATCCTTCAGCGTTCGGAAAGCCGCTGCCACCAATGATCTGCTTGATCGCGGTGCCGCCTGCCTTGTCTGCAACGTTGTCATACCAATAGCCCTGGACGGCGTCTTCAGTCGCAGCGAACTCGAAAAACTTGCCAGTTGTGGGTTGAACGAACCCGAGATTGCCACCATCGTGATACTGATAGAATCGCGGAATAAGTACGCTCTCGCCGTCATGGACAATGGCACCCTCAGCCCAGATTTGTCCGGTATCCGATTTATTCATCTCGATCACACGTACGGGCGATGAATAGAAGCCGTTGGTGGAGATGGTAAGAAGTTGAATGGCTCCCCACGCAGCATCGAGCGGCGGCACAGATGGATAGTCCACCCGTACAAGCGGCGATGATGGAGTATCCATATCATAATAGAACGTGATCTCCTGCGGTGCGCTGTCGCCTGGACGATAGCGCGGAATGGTAATCGCCTCATATCCTGGAAATAGTGTATCCGCTGTACCAGTATTGGCGTCCAGAGCACCATCATTACGAGCAAAGAACTTACGTCTGGGTATATAGACGCGAGCAGTGCCGTCGTAAATGCCATACTGATCGAGAATAATAGGGCGATCGTTGAAATAACCCTCCCAGCTCCCTGCCAGTTCCTTAGTTGGGCGCTCATCAAGTTCAGATTGGATTCCAGCCGCGTTGATTAGATCGCCGACACGTACCCAAGCAGCACCGTTCCATCGATACTCACCCGTATTGGCTCCGTCATTGAACACCTGTCCAGGCTGATTCAAATGTGTGCCGGGTGTAGCGTTCAGCTGCGAAAGGTTGTCTGCACGCAATATGCCTGCTGATGATGCATCTACCGAGCTCTGAATAACCACGCCAGCAGCTCGAATCATGGACTTATCTGGCGTTGTAGGGCTAGAAGATGGTCCATCAGGAAAAGCAGCGTTGAATGCTGCAACAATTTCGCTAGACATGATTTCCCCAAAAGAAAACGCCCCGGCGCCAGCCAGGGCGATGATTTGAATTTTCGTTGGTGTTAGATGACGCGGACAGTTACCGGGCCGCTCGACGGGCCGATCACGCCGGAGCCATTGAATGGCGAAGCGTAATAATCCCACGTCCCTTGCGGCGCCGACGTCACGGTCTGCAGATAGAGAATCGCGTTATCGACATTGCCAGAGAAGCCGCCGTTTCCGTTGAAGCCGAAAACGTTGCTGCTGGCGCCAGCGGTCAAAACATCCGAGAACGAACCGTTCGCCGTGCGCCCTGTACCGTTGACTGTCGTGCCACCTTGGAAACGAGGCGTGACCGTTCCGGTACCAGTATAGCCTGTCACATCAAATGCCACTCGATAAACAGAACTTGGCGTCAGTGTCACCGGCTGCGTAATCTGCGACTGTGTTGGCGTCACATGTGTCGCAACACCGCTTGCAATGCTCCATCCTGTTCCCAGCGTCCACGGCCCTGGACTGGTGGCGAAATCGCCATCCGTAAGCAGGTTTGTGCGCGTCGCATCACCATCGACGTAACTGTATGTCCCGTTTGGAGATACGGCCAGCGTGGCAATTCTCAGCGAAGTGGCTGGGTCAAACGAAGCACCAGTCGCAACCCTGAAGATCTGCACCGTGCGAACGTGAGCGTCATTGCCGGTCGTAAAACCAAGCGTCGCCCGACCAAGATGTGGGGCCGCATCGGTGTTGCTGAATGACGTCAGCGCAATCGGCATCACCGGATCAACCGTTGACGTCAATTGTGCGGTTATCGACCACGGCCCATAGGAATCGTTCGAACCAATGAAGGCCGCCTCTACGTCAAGCAACGTGTCTTGAGGCACAGTGTTGGTGTTCAGATCGACATATCCGCCAGCCGGTGGCGCGTCAGGAAACTCCTGCTCCACCCACGCGCCTGGATTGCCGCCGCCCGTATCGTGGACGCGATAGCGCACCACAGGCGTCAAGCTGTCGTCTGCCGGATCGATGATGACGACACGAATATAAACCGCGCCACCGTTCGGCTTTGCCTGTACCAGATTAATGACCGGAGCAACGATCTCGTCGGAGCTCAGCGCCTCTGGAACTGGTGGCTGCGCGCCCTCGTCAACGGATGGGTTCCAGTCGTCGATCGTATCCGGATGCTGATTGATTTCCATCGTAAAGCCGCCGCGCGTAATCGCCACGGTCGACCGACGATTTTCAACCAACTTGCCATCCAGTCGCGGTAGCCGAATTGGCGTATCGAGCCTCACCCAGCGGCTATAGATCGCGTTGATGCCCGACATGCGGACATCGATCGATCCCTTGACCTTTTGCTGAATGCGAAGCCAATCACGCTTGCCGAGCCGGCGAGCCTGGCGCCACTGATGGCACCAGCCGTAATCGGCCTCTTGCGACAGAACGCGACCGGCCTCTAGCTGAGCTGCCGTGTCTTCGAAATAGTCCGTATCGCAGGTAGAATAAGCGGTCTGCGGATAGGTGAACTTCGGAACAAGACGATTGCATTCGTCTTCAAAGAGGACATCGTAGCCGATCTGGTGGCCGATGATATCGGCATCACTCAGCGTTGCAACGCGGCTCTCCCTGAACTTGCCAACGGTAAGCAATAGCGCCCCGTCGCCGCGTTCGCACATCCACCCGTCACAGGTCGCAAGAATGGAATTCGTGCCGACCTTTGGGCCATTCTCTGTCGTGTCGAAGCCGTTGCACTCGTAGCGCTTTTCAGAACCACCACCGTTGAGAGGAACGTCCTCGTCGCAAATGTTGGCCTCTTCGACCCACATATCTAGGACCGGAAGAATGGCCTTGTGATAATCGCGACGGTTGCCGAATTCGTTGAAACATTCGTGCCAGCAGAGAATGAGCACGCTGTTGCGCGTCCACGTCCATGTTGCCGGATTGTCTGGATTCTGGCCAGGATCTCGAAAGTCCCAGCAATAGGCACCATCGATCTCAACCGACAAAGATGGCGCCCCATATGGAAAACGCTTTTGCTGGTTCTTTGCTTCGCTGCTCTCAGCAATCAGTGCGACAGATGCCTGTCCGTCGCCGCGGTGATTGTTGGTCCAAATGCCATCGGCAGAAAGTGCCGACACGAGTTGCGTGTATGGCGTCTCTGGATCGTTGCCGACCCTGTGCAGAATGCGGACGTTGTTGCCGTAGCGGCCATTGTCGTCATTGGTGGTGACACCATCGACGTCAATCTCGACCTCATCATCATGAAGCCAATAACGATTGACTGCCTTAATGCGATGGCCAGCGAGCGCCTGCACCGAATAGAGGTACTTGCCGCGCGCTTCCCAAAGCATGTAAGCGCCAGCGATGCGGGTGCGGCCGACAGCCCAAGTGCGGTATGGCACACTCTGCGTCTTCGGAACCTTGCCGTCTTCTGGCTTTGGCGGCTTTGGCGCCATGAGCGCCTGAATGCCGATCGACAGAGCCGTGACGGCGATTGCTGACGCGATCGAGGCGAACGTGATGGTCGACGTGCCGATCGTTATGCCGGCCGTACCGAAAATAGCCGTGAAAATCGGTGTGAAAATTGGATCGTACGCCGGCGGCGCAGGCATTAATGACGTGCTGCTGTAGAGATAAATTTCGCAGACACGCCGATAGACCTCCTCAGAGGGCATATCTTCGTAATGTCTCTTGAGGCTCATACCGTGAGCCTCCACGCAGCAACGAACTCAGCTTTCTTGCCGACCACGCCGGCCGGCCCGAGAGCCAGCCAGATCGGCCCAAAACGAATAGCACCGATCTCTTTCAAGTCGCCGGCAACGCCGACAGGAGCGACAACAACGCCGATGTCTCCATCCTGCGGATCATCGGTGCGCTGAAACCCAGCGCGCGCCGCCATGCGGTCTACGAGGGGTACGATGCCGCCGGCGGATGCAATGATCGCCGCAGCCTCTTCCTCTGTGCGGTAAGTGCCGCGGTATTCGGCCACAGGATCGATGCCAGTGACTTCCGCCACCCATGTGGCGCAGAACATCAAGCAGTCGTCGCCGCCTTGGCCGCCCCACCGAAAACGGTGCGGCAGCGCCACAAATTCGCTCAATGTCATGGGGCACCTAAATGATTGCGTCGCAGCACGATTGACTCAATCTCAAATTGCGACCAGGCTTGCTGCGCAATGAAATTGGGTGGGGGCTGTTAATGCCGATAGGGATTCCAAATATTGAAATCAGTAACCTTCACAACGATCCATCGTCGCCCAGACTGTGGTGGGCGGAGGTGAAGCTAAATTTCGATGAAACCATTGAAGAATATGCGGTAAGTCACTGGGTGACACTCAAGGTGCGTGTCACAGCAGACGAGACCGTAACCGTGCAAGAATTGCGGGAAAATCTCTTCCAAAAGGCGGTCGCTCAGTTGCGCCAAGCTGTTCTTGTCGTTGAAGGTAAGACAGCACAACAGCTTCTTGACGCTGCTCATCAGTCATATCTCGATGAAGACCGCGCAATTCCATAACCATCACCTCCTCCTCAGTAGTTCGGCCAAACCGGAGCCAGCCCGCGCGCCAAGCGCTGGACCTGCTTGCAAAAGTCGTCAGTGGGAGAAATTGCTTTTTGCATCGCGTCGGACCACAGCGACCGAGACGGCCGCGAGCGCGTGACGCTACCGGTGACGACGGAGAGGCTGAGTGTGATCGAAGGCGAGCCGTCACCAGGGACGGCGTCACTTGCCTCGGAAACGTGCGAAGCTGTGCCTTTCCAGATGGGAATTATCAGTCCCATGGGCTGGTAGTATTGGTCCAGCGTGGCAATACCCAACTGCACCGCCGCTCCGCGCAGAGGCGGAATGCTGTCGAGTGCTTTGGCGCTTGTCGACGGATCGATGCCTGATAGGGTGAATTCCACGCTATCCGCCGTGCCATTCACAAGCACCTCGAGCGTCGGTACGCCTATCAAACGACCGCCACCCATGTAGACCGTGCCGTCGGCATCAATGCTGTCAAAGCGCGCCGGGATATCGTTTACGCCAAACCAGATATGCAGCGCCGGATCGGTATCGATGCGAAGGAATATGCCGAGCTGAAAGCTGCCGCGCATGGCAGCGATAGTGTCGTCTGGAATCCAGCCCACGCAGCCTCCTGAAATGAAAAAGGCCCGCATGCGCGAGCCTGAAATTGGGAATTTGGATGGGAAGCCAGCGGCGACAACGCAGATGCGGCGACTAGAAAGCCTCTGAAAACTGGATCGTCTGCTGCGTCACGAAGAACGCCTCAATGACCGATGGCAGTGTGAAATCTGCCTTGAACTTGGCCACGAACCGCGGTCGTGCAAGATTGACTGGCGTCAAGGTTTCCGTCGCTTGTCGCAACGGCGGCTGAATAGCCACCTGAAAGTCGCTATAGGAAACGCTGTAACCAGCAGACGTATCGACGCCACCACCTATTTTCGTGCAGTCCCAATCGCGATAGGCTCGCCAGCCCTTGACGGAATGATTGATGGAGAACCAATCGCCCTCGATATCGCGCGGTGCGCCGAATACCCTGATCTTGATCTGCCCAGCATTAAGCGCGGCATTTTCCAGGGTATGACCCCACACCGTAGCTTGGCTATATCCGCTTCCGTCCGAAAACAGCGAACCATCGGAATGCGTAATTCCCGTGGCGATCGGAGTTGGTAGACCGCCAATCGTTGGAAATGGGCCGTACCAATCCGTCGGGATCGGAACGACGATATTGCGAAAACCACCATTCAGGCGAGCGCCCAAGCGGTTGATGTATCGCATCTGCTCTTTGCTGACGATCTTACAGTCTTCCAAAACGGCGGTGACGATACCGCCACCGCTCATTTCGATTGTCTGGCTTTCTCCGGTGCCATTTCGGCCACCGTCGATAGCTGATCCCACAACATCATAGATAGCCTTGGGGCAAGCAAGAAAGTCCAACAACAGATCGGGTTGGCTTGTGAGAATACCCATTCCTACCCCTTCTGAGCGTTAAATCGGCTTTGCAACGTGCCGAAGCCGCCGCGCTGTTGTTGGGTGTTGTATTGATTGAGACCTTCGCCCACGCCCTGCTTGACCAGCGTTCGAACGTGCTCATCGCCGCTCGCGCCGCTGATCTGGACATGAAGAACACCTGGCTGGTTGTTTCCGCCATTGACTGCCGATCGAGCGCGCAACGCCGGCGCTGTTGGTGCAGACACCAACCCAGGCGTCACAAGGCCGCCATCGGCATAGCCCTTCATCATCGTCGACAGAGCCGGAACACCGATCTTGTCGACGATGTGCTTTGGCACGACGAATTCGCCGGCATGCACAATCCCGGCCGGCGTGTTCTTGCCGCCAGGGCCGGTGTAGCCGCCATCAGCGAAGAGGCCTGGCAAAAGCTTGCCTGCAGATGCTGCCTTGAACTGGCTACTGCCGCTGCCAAACAGACCGCCCAGCCAGCCAAACACGCCTCCACCGCCGCCACTTGCGGCCGGCGCTGTCGGAAAGATGTTGCTGGTTGCGCTGGTGAGCTGCTGACCAAGCTGACCTACGCCGGTTCCGAACGTACCAAGACCCTTGGTCGCATTGCCGGCCGAGCTTGCCAACTTGTCGAGTGCCGCAGCAGAGCTTGGCACCTCGAAATGCATGGCATCCTTTTTCGAATTCCACGCGCCGCCCCACGACAGTCCGTTCTTCGCAGCAAGCTCACCGACATTCGACGGAAGGTCGGTTACAAGGTTTTTGCCCATAGGGTTTTGCTGCGGATTGATATCGATCGCATCGCCAAAAGCATGGTTCGAAAGCTTGTTCGTCCCCGCGATATTCCGATAGTTGTATCCGCCTATGGATTTGATCTTGTAGCCGGTGCCCTCAAGGTCTTTGATGAACCCCTGAAACTGCTGGGCATACTTCGCATTTACGTCAGCACCCAACCCGTTCGAGGTGGCGATTCGGGCGAGACTAATGCTGGTTTTTGTGGTGCCGGCACTCGATATGGCAGGCATAGGCTGAGACGAGATCGAAGCCGGAGATATCAATCGGCCGACAGTCGTGGCGCCCAAACCAACAACGCCAGTTGCCGCGGTGCCGCTCGTTGTGCCGAGATTAGTCGGCGACCCCGGAAAGAGCGCATTGCCAATTTTGTTAAACAGATTTTCCCAGAGTTTGTCGGCCTGCTTCGTCAGTGCGTTTTGCAGCGCGGTGCCAAAAGCCTTACCGATGCTCTCGCCATTTTTGACGAGTCCATCCTTGAAGTCTGTCATAAATGACGTAACGGCTTCGCGGTTCGCCTGGCGATCAATATTCTGACCGATCGCCCTGCCCGTATCGCTGTTCGGATCTTCCGACAGGCCGTACTGGCGCTGCATGGTGACGATTTGTCGATCACGATCTGGCATTGCGGCAAGGCGGTTTTGGTCGTTCAGATCCTGACTAAGTTTAACCCTGGCCAATGTTTCTGACAGTCGGCCATAAGCATCGATCTGCGCTTCGATATTCTTTAGCGCTTCACCGTTGACGCCGTTTTTCTGTGCCTCTTGCAAAAGCTCGAGTTTGTAGCGCGCGGTATCCAGAGCAACTCCGGATTTTCCAACAAGATCAATTTCCTGCTGTAGCAGCTGGTTGCGCTCAGAAGCGCCCTGCACCATGGACGCGCCGGCCAGTTGCTGAGCCAGTTTTCCATAAGCATCGGCCAAGGCCTGAATGTTCTTCAGGTTGTCGCCAGTGATGCCTTCGCTCTGCGCCTTCTGCATCATCTGCAGCTTTACGCGCGCAGCGTCGAGAACGGCGCCAGACTTGCCTACAAGCTGGATTTCTTGGCGAATCTGCTCATTGCGATCCTTTGCGGACTGCACAAGGTCGTCATAGGTTTTCTTGAGCTTTTCGGCGTTGTCCTTGGAATTCGCAGCGTATCGCGGGTCGGTGATATCGACTTGCGACGCAGGCGGAAGCTCATCCTTGAAGCCCGGCTTCTTTTGAAACCGCATAAGGTTCGGAGGGCCTTGCTTTTCCGATGCGTCTCTGAGCGAAACAACAGCATCTTTCGCGGCATTCGTTTTGTCGCGAATCTCATCCATCTGCCGAAGCAGCTCGATGTTGGCCTGATTATTGACAGGCAGACCCATCGCCTTTTGCAACTTATTCGCCGCGTCGAGCTGATCCTGCAGAGCCTTTAATTCGTCTGCGTCGGCGTGCTTCTGACGCTCTTCGTATTCCTTACTAAGCCGATCGATATCTATCGGCTGATTTGAAAACGCCCCGCCGAGATTGATCACCGGCTTTCCGCCGTTTATCGACTTGGAGAAATCCATCAACCAGTCATGAAGGCCAGCACCGGACTGATTAGCGCTGTTAAGAAGGTTGTCGTAAGACTTACCCATCTCGTTCAGCTTGGCGATAATGCCCTGAAGTTCGCCAGCAAGCTTAACAAAATTGAGTTCGTTCAACCTGTTGGCAGCAGAGACAATAATGTCCACGGCAGCCTTACCGGCGCCACTGGCTGTATTGAATTCTCCAACGGCCCTCGTAAGAGCCGTGCGTAAATCGGTGAAGGCCTGACCGATCGTCGTGCCCGTGCCTTGCAGCTTCGTATCCAGATCGGACGCGCCGGCAATAATGCCATCAAAAAGCGCGCGGCTGGAAATCTTCTGGTTGATCACCAGATTTTTGAGTTCGGCTACCGAACCATTGGCCTGCTTGATCCCCTTGGCAGCCGCCTGCGCGAGCGCTGGCATGCCCTCAAGGATCGAATTGAATTCCTCTGCATGAACCGTGCCGCTGCCAAGCGCCTGTGACAACTGCAGAAGAGATCCTTCGGCCTCTGACGCACTCGTACCGGAGACGCGTAGAGCCTTGCCGACAGTGTCCGTGAAGGTAATCAATTGGCTGCTGGATGCGCCAAGCTCTTTCTGCTGAAGCGCAGCGCGGCCATAGAGCGTCGTAAGGCCTTCGATCGGCGCATGATTCCGAAGCGCAGACGCGTAGAGCTTATTCAGCGTCCCCTGAAGCGCGTCACCCTGTAGACCGGCAACCTTCAGGGAGTTCGTCATCCTGATTGAGCTATCAACCAGGCTCTGAAAGCCCTTGGCGGAGCCGACTACCGCGAAAAACTTTGCAAATGCCGCGGAAGCATCGATGCCGGCGCGACCCGCTCCACGAGAAGCGAACTCCACCTTTCGCATCGAGGATGCCATGTTGTTCGCGCCTTTGGCGAACGATGCATCCATTTTTGCGCTAGTTCCGGATGTAAGCTTTTCGATTTTATTGAGCGTATCGCCCATTGCGGCTTCAAGCCGCTTGTTTGATCTCCGAAGCGTGGCGACGTCGGTGGATATGCTAATAATCAGGTCGTCGCTGTCGTCAGCCATACTTGGAGCATCCCAGAAAAGAAGAAGCCCGCACGAGGCGGGCTTGAATAAGTGTGACTAACCGTACTTCGCTATCAGCGAGGCCATTTCGTTTTCCGATGGCGCCGACGGCGCGTCTTCTCCGCCCTGCGCTTCGTTATGGCCGCGAATGGCCTCAAAGAACTCGGTGATGGTCGCATCCCAGAAGTCAGCCGGCCGCCAACCTAGGCCGCCGATGCCGATTCTCATCCATGCCCGCCAAGGGAACGGATCGCTGTTGCTTACGCCGCCTCGTCGACGGCCACCTCGTTTCCCTCGTCACCATCGAAGTGATGAGCCAGGATGACGTTGAAGGTGTCTGCGCACGCCGAAGCGTGTTTCATCCTCAACTTGTCGAGTGCTTTGGCGACGTCGCCCTTTGTGGTCAGGATCTCGATACCGGCCAACATCGCGCCGGGTTCGACGCCAGCAAGCCGCTGAAACAGGTCGTCAAGTGACTTGCACTGCAGCCGGCTCGAAACGGCGGCCAGACCATGCATGGTGGCAGCAAGGATCAGTTCCACATCATCGATCATGAGGCGCGCTTCACCGCGCGCCTCATTTACCGCGAATTTGTAGGTCGGTTGTTTTGCGGCAACCACGGGCTTCTTCTCCTCTTTAGCCATTGATTATGCCTCCGCCGTGAATTCGAGGACGTCGGCCGCTTCGAATGTGGCGCTGAACTGGAGATCGTTCTCCATATCGCCGCTTGCCGTGAAGCTGGTCACGAAATACGAACCCTCGAAAGTCCCGAGGCCAGGCACAATGACCTGTGCATTAAAGACGGTCGCGTTGATGACATGCGTCATAAATGCCTTCATTGCGGCGCTAGAGACGAAGGTCCCAGATCCCTGAAACGTCCTGGCGGTAATGCCTGGTCGTCCAGTCTTTTGAACCGGGCCGCCTGGATTGGTGCAGCTCGGCTTGGTGGTGTCCACCGAGTTTGCGGACAGGTCGAAGCTTCGATCTTTCAGGCCGCACACATTCGAAAATACCTCTGGGTCGGCGCCATCGCCTACCTTGATGAGCAAAAGTCTACCGAGCTGTTCGCCGTCGGCCATGGTGGTCTCCTAAAGATTTGGTGTGGGTTTGATGGTCGACGCCTAAGCCAGCGGCTTATGCGTGGATGCCACGAAGTCGATAACCGCGTGGCTGGTCAGCCCGTCAGCGTCGCGAAATGTTCGCGTCTGTCGGTGCATGATTGAAACAAGTCTGTTGGTGGGCAACGCCAATGGCGCCAAATGCAGGCTCTCGACGACTGCCTCTGCGATGCGCTTGACTTCAGGGAAGCCGACCGCTTGCGACCACGCATGCATTGTCAAATAGACCTTACCGCCGCTTACGCAGGTTGCATCATCGCGGATCGTCTGAGCTTCGCCGATAGTGAAGTACGGATAGGTAACCGGGGTTGGTGGCTGGTCATAAACGCGAGCACCGATCAGAGCGGCAAGTGTTGAGTCTGCCTTAAGGCGCGAAACAATCGCGACTTGAAGCTCGTATTCAGCTGAGGCCATGCGTTATTTCCTCATAGCCTCACGAACAGCCCTGTTGACTGCGGCGCGTATCTTTTTCTTGATTGCGGGCTTCATCGCTCGATACGTCGGAAAAACATGAGGTTGCGCGGGTGTGCCTGGATGCGATCCGTGCGGCGCAGTACCAAATTCAAGCCAATTCCAAATAAATTGAGCAAACACGCCGACCGCAGATGGATCTTTTGTCTTGCTAACGCCGATGCGTTCTTGCTGCGGTCTGTCCTTCAACAAGTCGCCCTCAATGCTTTCGGCATACTCCAGCGTTGCGCCTCTTGGCGCTCTTGCTCTGATGGCTTCGGCCAGTTCGTCGGCCGCCATCAATTTTGCGTCGACTGCGTATTTCTCAACATTCGGCGCGATCTTGCTGAGCTTGGCGTTTAGGGCCTCGCGCCCAAGCACCTTGGCTTTGAGCGCCATTATCGCACCAAGACGCCGCGCTTCGACACAATGGTAGCAAACCAATCCGCAAAGCGGTTCCGCCATGAGGCAACCGGCAGCGAATACCAAACAAGCCAGCCGACGAAGACCGCGGCCTTAACCCACCAGCGCACGCCGAACGTCACCGTTATTTCTCCTATCGAGCTCATGTTGCCACTCCATGCGTCGCCATGAGTTCGATCCAAGCATTCTTGTTGCTGGGATCGACGGCCGCCATAATGTTGAAAATGCGCGCCGGATTGCGTGCGTCGACTACGCGCCAGGACGTATCGACCTCACGCGCAGCAAAGCAGCTTCGAATGCGGATGATGTACGGTTGCGTACCGGTCAGCCGAGCGGCAAGCACAGGCTCGCCGCCCTTCAGTGGGATGAGTTCGGCCTCGGCACTAAACATGGTGGCGAAGTCGCCTGCCTGCTCATTTCCGGCGCCATCGTCAATCATCTCGCGGCGCTGAAATTTCAGCTTCTGGCGAAGCAATCCCGCACCCGGTTTCTTTGCCATTACGTCCACTCCAGATACGGTGAAAACTCAGAGTAAATCGTTCGATCTACTTGACTCGCCTATAGGTTGGTGACGTGCTCATTTAAGTTCACCTAGCAAAGGAGAGTCGGAATGGACACAAACTCGCTATTGGCTCGAATTGAAGATCTTGAAGCACAGCTGAATGGCCTATTGATCTACATCGCGGCCAAGGAAGTAGGCATCACCCTTGACCCCGACGATCAGCTAACAAAGGATTTCCTTGCGGATAATGCGGTTAGGCCAATAGAAAGACGTCAGGCGGAACACCGACACCCTCCTGGACCCATTACTTTAGCGGCCGATGGCTATTGGGAGGCTTTGGCTGCGCAAGCTATCCCGGCGATCTCCGAAAAGCTTCGAACGCACTTCAAGTGACTAAAACCGAGGCCATGTCACGGTAGGTAGATCCTTGCCGCTCAATAAATCTGCGGCAAGATCGTTCGCGAGCTTTTCGCCGTAGAGTGCAACGATAGCGGCAAAAATCTGACGCGCCTCAAAAGCCATCAGTCTGTTGTAATCTTTCGGTTTTACCACTTGCTGCTCCTACTCGGTTTCGTTGCCATCGTCGCTCTCCCGCGCTTCTTTTGCGCGCGCACAGCGCTCGGCCCCATCACCGGCCGCCTCCGCGCATGCGCGTGTCACCAGATAGCGACCATCTTTAAGTGGGCCGCCGTCTGGTTTAAAAACGATCGTGATCGCAGGCGTTGTGCGCCAAGAGAACCGCTCTTTGAATTTCATCCACATTAGACGCCGCGTCTGAAATTGCAGAGCAGCGCATCAAGCGCAGTCCAATCTTCGATTGCAACGTTCTCGCGCTGCTCATAGGAGTCGGCGATGAACAACAGAATCGCGTGTTTGACTGCTGCCGGAGCGACGGCATAACCGACAACGGCAGTCATCGTGATACGTGAACCGTGTTGCACGGCCGGCCAATGCTTTCCATATGCCCTTGCGATCGACGTCTCGAGTCCGTCGTTGCGGAGCTCATACACTTCCGCATCCAGGATCGCCTCGGCGCCGTCGGTGTCGATGTAGGCAACGGACGCAATTGATTGCACCGGTGCCTCAGGCAGTCTGTCCATGTCCGTAAATGCGTCGCATTTGATCTCGACAGTCTGCGTTGCGAACCGGGTGTTGCAATACCTCTCAGCGTGGTCGCGCGCCGCAGCGATCATCAATTCGATATCTTGGTCGTCATCACCAAAATCGATGCGCAGGCGTCGCTTGACGTCATCGACAGACAACGGCTCAGATGTCGCGGCCGCTGTTATTTTCGCCGGATACCACATCAGTCTTGCCCTTTTTGGATCGGCGTTCGACAACCATCTGCGCAACTGCACGTTCGACCTTGTCTTCAACCGCCGGCACGGCGTAGCCAGCGTCGATCAGCCGAATTGCCTCGTTCTGCGGGAATTCACGCTCATCGCCAGGCGAGAGCGAGTATTCATTGCCGGATAGACCGACCAACATTCTAATATTCAATGTACCCTCCCACGGAGGAGGCGGGCCGAGGCCCGCCGTCCAATGATTAGGAAGCAGCCGTGATCAGGTGCTTGACGGCAGCGGTATCGCCGAGCTCGCCGTCGAAGCGGATCAGGCCGGCGATGCCGAGATCAGGCCAGAAACGTTCGCGCAGTACGCCGATGACCGGCGAACCGACCTTGCGGACGAAATACTTGCTGAAGTCGCCGAACAGCATGACCTTCTTGGCAGTGGCAAGAGAATCCATGTCGTCATTGATAGAGTAACGGTAGCCGAGCAGCGTGCCGGGCTGCGCAGTCGTAACATCTCCCATTTGCCAGAGAAAATTCCCCTGACCGTCTTTCAATTTTCTGATGGCCGCGAGCGTGGTGTCGGCGAACATGAACCTCGTCTTCGGCGAGCGGCGGTAAGCCGAATTGACCGAATGCAACAGGTCGATAATTTCTTCTGCAGTGATTGCCGCCGCGGCAGCAGAAGTCTTGCCGAGCGAAGACGCGGTGACAACGCCGTTCGGGTCGCCGGTGCCGTCTCCAATGGTCAGTTCGCGGTTAGCGATGCGCGCCAGGCGCTCACCGAGCAGCGCGCCAAGCAGGCTCTCCATATTGAAAATGGAATCCTGCGCTAGCTCCATTGAGAAGCGAACGAACTCGGTGTCATAGACATAGGCATCAAGTGACTTCTGGCCGAAGGTCGCATCCTTGCCGCCATCATCCGTCAGTGCAGCGGCTTCGGTGTGCTTTTCAGCGGTGACGGCCGTATCGTCCACGGTCGGAAGCTTGATCGGGTTGCCCGACGCGGTATTCAAGACCGTGCAGATATCGTCATCGTAGAGCGGACCCCAGTCCTTCATGGTCTGGATGATAATCGCAGCCAGTTCAGTGGGGACGGTAAAGCCACCGGCAGTCGTGGTCCCCGCGGTTTGCGCGCGAAATTCCTTAGTCGAGTGGACGCCCGCCTTCAGAACAGCGCGTTCTTCGGCGCCAAGCTCACCCATATCGGCGCCGCTTGCCAGGTACTTGTGGAAGACGTGGCGATAGGACAGTTGGTCGCCGATGTCCTGGCCGCGCTGGTTTTCGTCGCCACCGACCGGGCGCTTCTTGGCGCGTTCTTCGGCGGCACGATCCTCGAACCGCTTTTCGATATCGGCAAGCTTCTGCTCACGCTCAATATACTTCTCGACGCGATCGAAGTCGGCCATGATGTCATCGTGGCGCTTGTCGAGCTCCGCAGAGCGAGCGTCGTCGGTATTCTTGGTGATTTCATCCAAGGCCTCGCGAGCCTGCGTAACAAGGCGGCCGCGCTTTTCCTGAAGTTCCTTCAGAGACATTCTTTTCTCCAATAAAAAAGCCCGCCGAAGCGAGCTGTGATCATGTTGTGGTGAATGGCAGGATGCCCTGCCCTCCGGCTGATGCCGGGTGACTACGTGACGTCCTGCCGGATGCCCCGAAACTTTTGCTCGCTGGAAGCACGCTTCTCTGCTACGCGCCGTGCCGCTGCGGCCGCATTGCGGCTTGCGGATCCACCCTCTGCCCTTACTGCCTCTAGCGAGCGCAGGCCGATAGTCGTGTCTTCGTATGCCGGCCAGGCGACCGCAGAGACCTCGTGAAGCTCAAGCTTCTCGATGGTTCTCACCGGAGTATCGCCGGTCTCGTCCCAAGTTTCCTTAGTGACGCGGAAGCCGAAGCTCATGCCGCTGATGTCCCCGCGCTCGACGAGCACCCAAAGATCGTTGCCATCGGTCGTGTCCGGCACGTCGATTTCAACGCGAAGACCGACACCATCCTCGGCAAGCCGAAGCGTGCCGCTCTTGGTGCGTCCGATAACGCGGCCTGGATCATGGTCGACCAATGCGCGAATATCGCCCTTAATGGCGTCAGTGAAGGCACCTGATGCGATCTTTTCATCGAAGTAACCGACTATGCTGGCCAAGCGGTCGAATTTCGCCGCATAGCCAACAAGCGTTCGCTTCTCACTGTCAGCTCGCACCTCGACGCCAAGGCCGGATGTGCGCTTTTCAATGTTCGTGGTCATGCGGCGTCAGCCTCGCTATCGGAATTGTTGTCGTCTACGGGCTGGATCGCGGGTGATGTGCCGAGCGGTACGGTAGCGCCCTGAATGTAGAGTTTGTCGGCCGCGCCGCCTTCTGCCGGAAGATTCTCCATTGCGCGGATTTCATCCGGCTTGCGAATTCCATTTTGAATGGCAATTCCATAGCCTTCCATTCGCGTCTTAAAGTCGCCACGCAGCAGACCGTCGAGATTGTGCTCAATGTACCGGCCGCCGAACCGCCCGAAGAACTTTAAATTCATCTCATCCTCGAGCGCCTTAGCCCATTGGCCAATCAGATGCTTCACCAGATGTAAATCCTGCTGTTCGGCATTGCTGAATGTGGCGCGCGTGAGATCCTGCAGAAATACAGGCGGAAGCTGCCAGGCCCGAGCTATTTCCTCAACCTGGAATCGGCGTGCCTCGATCATCTGGCCCTTGGCAGGATCGATACCGACCGGCGACAGTTTATAGCCAGCCGGAATTGGGAAGATTGGCTCGTCTGCGTTCTTAGCTGCATCCACAGACCGCTTGATATCCGCCTGCGCGCGCTTCATCGCTTCGGCGCCCGCAGGCAACGGACCTTCCAAGGCCAGCGGAGGAACACCGCCGCCGGCAAAGAAATTCGAACCGTAGTCGTTCATCGCGAGTGCAAGTTGGATCGCCTTCGACGCCTTATTGATCGGTCCATAGTGCCGAAGGCCACAAGGCTTCAGCATGAACGGAACGTCGATTACATCGGCAGCGTCGTAGGTCTTGCCATCGTACTCGTAGGTGACCTTGAACCCAACGCGCTTAATGTTCGTTTTTGTTGGATCCATCGGCCACAGCGAGTCGATCCCCTGCGGAGTGCGCTCGATGTAAGCAAGACCGCGGCCGCCGGTGAAAACCTGCTGCCAGAACCATTGCCAGAACTTGAACGCTCCTACGGTGTCGTTCGGAGCCGAGTTCACGACCATCTCCAACCTGCCTCCTACACGCTCACCGCTGCCTCTGCGAGTGCGATATGCGTGTCTGGGCAGTGCAGCCAGGGTACGTGACATGAACGCTACCGCGGCCATGACTGCTGGCACATTCAAGGCATTGTCAATCGTGACGTGAGGCAAGTTTGCACTCTGCACTCCGAAGAACGCCATGAAGTTCTCTGCGCTCACCGGCACCGTCGGATTTTCGATACTCGCGCGCGTTTCAGGCGCTTTCACCGCATTTTGGCGGTTAAACCAGTCTTTGAGAGCCATTACGCCGCCATTAGTTGGAAGTTCGGGTCATCCCACGGGGACGCGGTGGGCGCGATTTCAGCGCCGCCGTCTGCTGCGGCGCCAGTCGCCATTGCAAGAGCAACCACCGCGTCGATCCGCACCGAAGCGCGCGTTTTCACAAACCACCTATTTCCGTGCGGATCCGGTGGATGATTAAAGGTCGCCCCCATGAGCGCTGACATCAGCACAGGGCTGCTGCAAAGCCGAATGCGACCATCGATGATGAGGTTTTCCAGTTCGGTGACAGAGCCAGGCATCCACAGGCCGAGTGGCGCTTTTTCGCCGGCGGCCCTAGCTGCCTCAATGCGCGCCTCAGACGGTCGAGCCCTCACCTTCCCGCCTTGCGGATGCGGCAAGGTCTCAGCTTCTACGCCGAACGCATCTAGCTCGTCTTTGAACTTGGCGAACGCGTAGCTGTCATAGGCAATCGCCTTGATGTTATAGGTGCTGTTGATCTCGGCCACTCGAGCGGCAATGATATCAAAGCGGATGCGCGGGCCTGGTGGAGCGTTTAGAAACTCGTCACGAACCCAAAGATCATAGGGTTGCTTGTCTGCAGCGGTGCGGGCCGCCAGAGTATCGCCCGGCGTCCATGCCTCAATCCAGGCGTCGTAGGTCGGCAGAATTGCCAGGCTACTATCGGCCCGAACGATTTCGACCATACCGGTCGGCACGACGCACGCCACAACAGCCATGTCCTTGGTGCCAGCGAGGTCGATGCCTAAGTAGACATCCTTGCTTGCGTGCTCGTCCGGATCAAACGGCGTCATGACCGTCTCGACCGTTGCACGAGACATCCATGCCTTGTCCGCGTCCGTCCAGACACAGAAATGTAGGCGAAGAACGTTGTTCAGCTTGCCAGGGACTGCCTTAGCCTCAGCAACGACACCGGCGAGGTAGTCGGCTGTTAGAATCGTTCCGAGAAGCGGATTCGCCTTGATCCAGCATGACGGGTCCGTCATCGGGTCGTCGTCTTTATCTAATCCGCAGATGTACGCAAAGACGCTATCGCTGCCCTCCCACGCCTCGCCAACGAAAGTAAAATCATCGTCTGGAGTTTGGGTGCCGGCAACAACCTTTACGGCTCGATCTCGCTCTTCCCAGCACACCGAATTGCGGTCGCTGCCGGAGTTCGTGATCATCAGAAGCAGTGGATTCTGACGGAACTTGAAACCGCGCTGAAGCATCTCCATGATGCCGCGGTCTGGGTGCTCGTGCACCTCATCGCAAAGTGCGAAGTGCGGGCGCGGCCCAGATCCGGTCTTGCCAGCCTCTTTCGAGATCGGCCTGAAAAACGATTGCGACTTGTGGTGGGCGATGTTGAATTCTTTGCCGAGGCCGCCGCTGAATTTCAGCCGCTGCCCCAACGCTGGCGCCTGCCGAACCATCTTGCAAGCGTCCTGAAACAGGATTTGTGCCTGATCTTTCTTGGCTGCCGCGGCATAGATCTGCGCGCCCGGTTCGTTGTCAGCCATCAATCCGTAGAGACCAACGCCGCCGGCAAATGGCGACTTTCCGTTGCCTTTGCCTTCCTCGATATAGACAGTCCGAAAGCGGCGCGTGCCGTCGGCTTTCTTCCATCCGAAGATCGAGCCAAGTTTAAACGCCTGCGATGGATGCAAAAGAAACGGCGTACCGTCGAACTGGCCATCGCTAAGGCGTAGCCGCTCCTCAAAGAAGCGGAAAACCCGTGTGGCCGCAGCGTCGTCCCAGCACAGGCCGCGCTCATGGCCATTAGCCAGATCAGCAAGGTGCCTGCGGCATGCATTTCGAACGTGAGGGCCAGCAATGATTTCACCGTCAAGCACGGCTCTCGCATAGTCAGAGACACGCTTAAGCGCCGGCCCCTCAATCGAGGAGGTCGTCTTTCTCGTCGTCACCATCTGGCACCGCGATCTTTGAGGCGTCGGCCGGTGTCGCACCCATCTGGCCGAGCATTTGTCTCAGCAGGTTTAACGCCTGAACCCCGACATCTTGCCCCGCCATGATGCGACCTTGAATGCTGGCGGCCATGCCGACCAACATCCGATGCGATTCCGTCAGCCAGGGAACCTCCTTCTGAAAAAGTATCCAAGCCGACTTTGCCTTGTTGGTATCGGTGTCGGCCAACCACTTAGGTGGTGGCCCGAGCGGGCCGTTTACCTTTGGTTCTTTGCGGACCTTGAACCGACCGGCATTGATCTTGTCACGTCCCTCGGTCTTAGCCTTGCCGAGGGGATTTCTCGGCCTTGCCATGGGATGAAATCCTATTCAGGGTCATATTTTCATTTGCAGATGCGTGCGTTTTGGAGACCCACCGGTTCCTCGTCCGCGATGCTCCACAACAATGGAACACCCCCACCCGTCAGAGGGGCCAGCCATCGGGGCCATAGCGCACCACGACCTTGCCGTGGTCTTCAAGCTGGCCTCTCGATGAGTGGCAAGGCTTGCAGGTGCTGACGAATGGGCCAGACCAGAAAAGCTCCTCGGATCCTCGATGAGGTGTGGCATGGTGGACCTCGGTGGCCTCTGCGATCGTCTCGCTCTCCAGGCACCATTCGCAAAGTGGACTTAGCGACAACTGATGATGACGTATACGACGCCATCTCGCCGTCTTGTACAAGACGCGGTAGCGCGCTGCTTCTTCGCTACGATGGTCTTGTTTGGTGGCGAGGACTGAATTTGAACCTGCCGCTCTATCCCGCATTGAAGAGAATCCCGTGACGCCGAACATGAGCAAGCGACCTGTCAAGGTGCGGGTGTGAAATTTGTGTAAAATTCATCGTTGATTCGAAGCGACTATTACCGCACCTATAGGACGTGGCAACATCGAGACGGGAAAGGAGCATGAACTTCGTCGCGGGAAGGAGTTTGCGTCCGTCAACGTGGGGGATCGCCCTGATAAAGCGATAATTCCACCCTGCCATAGGAAAGGAGGTCATCCTTGACTATAGAAGCAATAGTACTGATCGCACTAGCGGCACCAGCAACGGCTGTCGCAATCGTTCAGCTCATAGATCGCTTTAAACGTTAAGCGAATGGCAAGTCGCCGCCCGTGTAAGGTGGCTTGCCTAAAATGCAGAAAACCCGCGAGGTGATAAAGCTCGTGGGTTTTCCGTATATTACGCTATTTGAGGTCTCAGCTGACCATAGAAGCAGTTCTTATATTGGTCAAAATGACCGGTTCGTCAAGTTGCGATGCAGCGTTTTAGCAAAGCGTTCATTAAAGAGTTTTACCAAAGAGTTTACCAACAACGCGCCGCGACAACGCATTTCATGCAACGTTTTACGTCTACGATGTTCTCAACGCAATGCAAAAGCGGCGAGCTCGACCGTTAGGGAGCCCGCCGCACGATCGCCCGTCGCTGGAGTAGGCAGCGCCAGGCAATGTGATAATTACTTAAAATTGCATCACAGAATTTTGCAGTTGTTCAATTTCGAGGCATTAAAACAATCTCCATCAACGGAGATAGCAATGCGAGATTTGAAAAACTTCTTTTTGTGGCGCAAGACCTGGACATTGGTGGCCCTTGTAGTCCTTATGTCGTCGTCAGTCTTCTCGTTGGCTGCATCATCTGACCTTCCTACATTCTGGTCTATTTGCGCGGCCGGCGCGTCAACCATCATGCTTTTCCTGATCGCTTTCTACGATTGGATAGCGAGTGCCGGTGAGGCAGCCGACTACGCTGAGCTCAACGAGCAAGTTCGCCAAATGGAAGCGAGAATTAATAGGCTTGAAGCTAATCAGCTCGCAGCAGCGGAATAGTTACGCCCGGCTCATCGCTGGCCGAGCGTCCGTCGCAACTAATCTGTGCGCCCGGAAAGGTGTGAGGTAATCAACCCCTTCACCTTTATAGGGGTCTGACTTTGCAGAAACTTCCCTATTTATCTCTTTCAGTTGCATATTTCGCCAATTCCATCGCCTCTTGGAAGTTGTCGTTAGCCGCAACAAGAAGACGTCTGCCGGCATCAATGGCATGTCGGCCATGATAGCCGCGTGCCTCTCCAAGCTCGCCGAGGCTCTTCGCCGTCATGGCTTCAGTAAGCACCCGCACATGGGTGTCTTGCATCGCATCAAGGCCGCGGTTGAATGTCTCGCGATTTTCTTTCTGGGTGTAGATGTCTTGCCAGGCCTGCGAGCCGCTCTCCCCCTTCTTGCCTTTTCGTCCACCAATGAAGAGCTGGCTCAGGTTGCTCGGCCCGTATGGAAAACCGTCGGGACAAACCTTGGTCTGTGGCAAGACCGGCGTATTTGCGTAGGCGTCGGCAAGTATCTTCCGAGCCTCAGCTTTTGAGATGGCAAACCGCTCGCCCTTTTTCGGGGTTAGCTTGGGTGGCGTGGCAACACGACCTTTGACCATCCATCGATAATACGCGTTGCTGCCGGTGGTATCTATTTCGGCGCCCTTATCTCGCGCTGATTTTTCGCGGCAGCCAAGCATGGCGCCGACGGGCATCTTGATGTCAGCGTCTACCACCTTATCCAGGACCAGCTTCTGTCCCTTTTCCGTCTGACTGCCGTCGCTGAAGCGCAACTTACCGATCCGGGTGATTACCTTGTGACGCTTGCCGTTTTCGTCGACATGGACGCCATACTCGATATCGTCCTCCCACACCTCGCGCATAATCATATCAACGCTTGGGATGACTTCGACGACGCGCTCGACACCTGCATCTTCATGCGGTAGCTCATTGTCGTTCGCCGGAACAAGGCGCCAATTCGTTGCAATGGGTGATGTTGGCTCCACGGTCACGTCGACGCCCTCAGCAACACCTATCGGCCGGCTGCGCATCGCGAGCAACGCCGACAGTTCAGAAAGATCTCGATGACGAGGCTTTTCGGCCTTCACCTTGCGACCGAAAATTTCGTGATCGTTCTTGGGAGCCGAAGCTCGCCATACTTCGACCTCGGCGCGGTGTTCTTCGGTGGTCCTGCTCAAGCCGCATTCTCCTTCTTCGCCGATCTGTTGTCGTTGGCCGCCACAAGCGAGCCTGCGTCGCTGATTGTCGGTCGCATGGATGCGGCGTCGTTAAGGGCTTCGAACGATGCCCGCTGGCCGCGCGGCAGGATCTTTTCATGCAGCATGCTTGGTGCTGCGCCCTTGCCTGGAAATGGGCCGCCTATATTCTGTATGCGTGTTCTGATCACTGCTGGCTCCTTTCAGAGTGTGGGAACGCGGTGGTTTCCACCACCGCGAGGCGCTTCCCGGTCAGATCGTTCGGCCGATCGCATACACTTGCTCATTGAAACCCTCCTTTTGATGACCATTGCCGTATTGCCACATTGCCAACATGGATTCCCACAGTGGCTCGCACCGGAAAAAACTAACTTCAAAAGCATCTTGGCAATACGGCAATAGAGATATTTTTATATATATCATATTGATATATATAGTCTTTTCCGTTGCCATGACTTGGCAATGAATGGCAACCGTTGCCAAGTCTACCGCCTTCCGCGCCTCCGCCGTTGCTACGTCGCCAATTCCGTTGCCAAATCTGTGAGCTGAAACTTACTTCCCGACCCTGGCTTAGGGCGGCCAAGAATCTTGATCTCGCCACTCTCGATCAGATACTGTAGCGCCTCATCGACTTCACGAAGTGCGCTTCCTCGAACGCCTTTTCGACGTAGTAGCGCCGAGTACGCTATGGTGTGATCCGGAGCCTCTCGTAGGATCTCGACAACACATTTGCGAAGCGCCTCCGCAGGGCTCGAAGACATGTGGCGAGCGACGCCATTCGCTATCAACTGGATTGAGCGGTAAACAATGGCCCAGGCCCATTCCACGTCGTCGAGCGAGATTGTAAGATTCTGTGCGTCCCGGCTGATGGCCCTTATCGTCGCCAGCCTCACCGTGTTTTCCGCGGCCCGTCCGTTGATGTCGCTATAGACCTCATCCCATCCTGGTCGGTGTTGCCAAAGGAATATCTCGCCCCAACGCTTATATGCGTCGCCCTGCTCACCACCTTCAAACAGCACCTTCGCCTTGCTTTCCCCCGCTTTCGGCTTCGGGAAATCAGTGATTGCCCGTTGCAGCGACGCCACGAGTGTTGTGGGCGGCTTTAGGTTAACGTCAAGGCTTGGAACGCGAATCCCGTCCTCATCTCGCGATCCGGTGACAAAGATGAATCGATTGATGAAACCATCAGCGACGGACGCCGCGCTAAGGCCGGCGTACAGGGTCGATGGTGTCGTCATCGCCAGAACAGTTAGCGACGGGCCGACCAATGGGCCGTCGTCTTTCTTTGTTTCTGATGACGCGTAGATTCGGCCGTCGAATACACTGTTGGACTGGTCGAAGATCGCAAGTAGCATCTTCCTGATCGACGCCGAAGCCGAGGATTGATTTCGGCCGTTAATGTCTTGCAACAAGATGCCGAACTCATCGAGAACGGCGACCGTGGAGATGCTCTTCCGAAGCATCCGTTCGATCGCAGCGTAGGAGGTTGGATCGCCGTTGCTGACGGCTCCTTGGGCACCGCACAGATCTCCCAGCGACCGTATCGCCTTTGGGGGGTGGCCCTTGCCGCCCGCCGTCGCCAACAGCGTTGCGAAGTAGATATTGACGCCTGCATTGGTGGGGCCGATCGCCCTTTTGCCGAAGCAACCACCCATGAGCGCGATAGCGGCGGCCAGGGAGAGTTCTGGTACAGGCACGATGGCAGTATTATTGACCCATGTTGCAATGTCCGCCAGCAACCCGCCTGCAGCCTGAGGCGTGAACGGGTTGGGATGCATTCGCGGCATCGACGACAAAACCGCTGGCACGTTGTCATTCGCGGCGACCGGCGCGACCGTCGTTGAGTTCCGTGCGACGAAAGCTGCAGCGACTTCCGCACCGGCGGCCCGAGCTTCGATATGGGGCACTCCAAATTTTGGCCACATCCGCTTGAAGTCAACGACGGGATCTTTTGACTGGTAGCGCTCAAACCAGTTACCAGTTGCAGACAAGAACGCAGCGCAGGCTTGCTCAGCCGTCAGCCCCTCAAAAGCAAGCTGTTCGACGACCTTCGACGCCCACGCCGATCGGTCGCCGACGTCATCGGCCGCAAGTAGTTCTGCCGCTCGGGCGGACATCACGATACCATCGATTGTTGGAAGGTCACCAAGAGCTTCCGCGGTCGCGGCCGATGACGCAAATGCCCATGGCTCTAGAGCCGCGCGTAGGTCGTCCACTGACGTTAGCGAGCCGTCCCACGCCATATCGACGACCACGCAGACAGGGTCGGGCGAACGGCCGCGCTCAAGTTTCTTTCGGTTTGGCCAGTTCAGCGTCCCCGGAATGCGCCACACATGAGCGATGTCCGCAGTGCCGTGATCGCTGACGGTCGCACGTTTCAGCGCCGCCGCAAGTGGTTTTGCCTCGGCCGGGGTAACTGCTCGATCAAATAATACGAACGGCTGATAGTTGCCGGCAGACGTCTCTAGGACTGAGTTGGGCTCGATAGGCATTGTGCCAGCCCGGCCCGTATCGGCGTCTAGGTCAACGACAAGGCCGAGAACCGCGACGATATCCGCCTCGCCGCCTCGCTTGCCGCGCGCCAGTCCTTTGCGCATCACCTGCAGTCCGGTGAAAACGTTCGCGTTGGGGGTCGACGCATGTGCCAGGATGGCATCGAGCATTCCATCGACATCGCCTACGGCGTGATGTGTCACTGCGCCAGGCACATCGCTGTCGCCGCTCGGGTCCGCGAAGTATGTGGAAGTCACGAGCACGCCATCGAGGCCGGCGGCTAGACGGTGGATCATCTCGATATGTGTCCGGATCGCCGCTTCATCGAAGGCGGCAGATAACGTCATCTTAACCTTTGGAATTGGTGCCATTGGCGGTAACGTGCCCTTCGAATTTTGCGTTTGCAGCTTTGCTGATTTCGGCAGCTAATTCCGGGGAGAATGTCGCCAGGCGGCGACCTCCATTGCCGTTGGGCGCGTACACGATGCGCCGGCCATCGGGCGACTCCATCAATTTCAACCCGTAAACGCGCATGTCCGAGTTAAGCTCTAAGTCAAACACGGCCAGTGCTCTGCTCCCACCGCCAAGATCGGCGATGGGTTTGATGTCGAGAATTCTCATAGATCAGGCCGATAGCGCGTTAATGAGTGAACCGAAGTCACCTGCGGTGCGGCCACGATTGCGGGTCGAGAAGTACCGCCCAACGAGTTCGCGGTCCTCGTCAATCTGACCGATGATGCCACAGGCATGGAGAAAAGCGTCAAAGCGAGCCGATCGACGCCTATTGTTCGAGCCCACCAGAAACTCATATTTCACTGGGTCCGGACGATAGCCGGCGCCCACTGGCTCTGCATTAACGGTCAGCCGAACGAGTTCGTCTGTGTCCTCGGCAATATCAACGCTTTGTACGCGCCAACCATACCACCCGCGAACCGCGGCCATGCGTTCGGCTGCTGAGCGCTCTACACGAGCTACATCGTCAGTGTTTTCGATCATCGTGAATGCAAGGACATCGACCAACGATGGGCCTTCAACCTCTTTGGAAACGCGCAA